CGTTTATCGAAGGTCACGCCGCCGTTTTCAATCAACCATCGCTTGAAATCTTCCCCTTTGCGCCCGGCTGGCGCGAGGTGATCCGGCCCGGCGCCTTCGCCACCGCCATCAAGACCGATGACGTGCGCGCGCTTATCAATCACAACGACGATCGGCTTATAGGGCGCGTTTCCAATCGCACTTTGATGCTCGAAGAGGACGACGTCGGGCTAAAAGTGCGCATTTTCCCGCCCGATACCAGCGAGGCGCGCGATCTGTTGACGCTTATCCGTGGCCGATACATCTCACAGATGTCGTTTGGCTTCCGCGTCGCCGAGGACGGCGAAGAGATCGACCGCGCCGGTAAATTGCGCGCCATCAAGACGATCCAAAGCCTCTACGACGTCTCCCCGGTCACGCAACCCGCATATCCGACGACCGATGTCGGCCTGCGCGGCCGATTTGCCGCCGAAGATCCATTTGACCCTGAAAAGATAAAGACCGAATCCCTCGCTCGCGCCGAAATGCGCAAAGAAATTATCAACCGCGCTCAAACCTACTTGAGCCAAAGGAGAATTGTTTATGGCCTTAGATATTAACGAACTCAGGCAGCAACTCGGCGCGGCGGTAAAGGAGTTGCGCGATCTGCAAGAGGACTGCGACAAGCGCGGCGGCGAGACGGGCGAGGACCGCGAGAAATTCGATAAGATGGAAGCGGCGATCACCGGGCTCGAAAAGCGCATCAAAAACGAAGAATTTTTGTCGGAGAAAGAGGCGCAGCTCGCGCGCAGCGTCAATAAAAACGGCAATGGCAACGGAACCAGCAATGGCGAAGGCTCTTTCAACGGCAATGTGTCTTTTGACACGCTCCGCTATGGCACCGTGGCCAATCGCGCAATGTCGCGTCACGAATACGAAGAAGCCGTCTCGCTCTCGGTTCAGGGCTTTCTGCGCATGGGCAAGCCGGGCGCGGTCTTGGAACAGCGCCATATCAACGCCGCGGCGCAACTCGGGATCCCTGATTTGCGGGTCAATCAGATCGATTTGCCGATCATCAAACACTATCGGAGCTTTCAGCGAGAGTTTCGCGTCGGTCTGGACACGATCACGTCAACGGAAGGCAAAGAGACGATACCGCAGGGATTTGTTTACGCCTTGGAGCAAGCGCTGCTCGCCTACGGCGGCGTCCGGCTCAACGCCACGGTTATCAGGACCGACGCCGGCAACGCGCTACCTTATCCGACGATGAACGACACCACGAACAAAGGCGCGATCTTGGCCGAGGCGACGACGATCGGTGCATCGGTCGACCCGGCCTTCGCGCAGCTCGTCTTGAACGCCTTTAAGTACAGTTCGAAGCCGATCTTGATGAGTTACGAATTGACGCAAGACAGCGCCTTCGACCTCGGCGCGCTCGTCGGCGACTGGCTCGGGACAAGAATCGCGCGGATCCAGAACGATCATTTCACCACCGGCGCCGGCACGACGTTGCCGAAGGGGCTGACGGTCGCCGCTGTGGTCGGCAAAGCCGCGGCGTCGATGACGACATTCACCAGCGACGAAGTGATCGATCTTATCCATAGCGTCGATCCAGCCTATCGCGCCGGCGCGAGTTTCATGTTTCACGACACCGTGCTCGCGACAATACGAAAACTCAAGGAATCGACGACAAACGCATATATCTGGCAGCCGGGATTGCAAAGTGGCGTGCCGGATCGCCTGCTCGGCTATCGCTACACGATCAACCAGTCCATGTCGGCGACATTCACGACCGGGCAAAAGCTCATGCTTTTCGGCGACTTGAGCAAATATCTGATTCGCGACGTTTCCTCTATCCGCCTTGTGCGGCTCGAAGAACGCTATGCGGATTTGGATCAGATCGCTTTTATCGCGTTTATGCGATCTGACGGCAATCTTTTGGACGCCGGTACTCGGCCTGTGAAGTGGCTCGCCCTGGCATAAATGGATAATGGAAAATTGAGAATGGAGAATGTCCGGAGAATTATCAATTCTCCATTTTCAATTATCAATTAGAGGAAAAAATGGGCGAAGAAGAGACCGTCACCGTTCGCAGCGAGCAGGATTTTTTTTCCGAGGAATACGGTTGGATCGGCGCATACAAAGAGTATGACGTGCGCGCCGCGGTCGCCGAGATGTGGATCGCTGATGGCAGAGCGATGATGGCGGAAAAAAAAAGACCGTAGGGCTGATCGAAACGCCGGAAGATAATCTCGGCACGCACGAAACCGCAACGATAAAACGACGCAAAAGATAATGGAAAATGGATAATGGAAAATTGAAAACGGGAAGAAATTAATCCGTATCATTTTCAATTATCAATTTTCAATTCTCCATTATGAATAGGCCGATTCCGACTTTTGTATTAAAGGTGCCGCCGGTCATCGAGCCGATCGGGCTCGATGAGGTCAAGGCGCACAGCCGGATCGATCTCGACGACGACGACCTGCTGATCCAGGGCCAGATCATGGCGGTGCGCACGATGGTCGAGCTTGTATACGACCTCGCGCTCATCACGCAGACGTGGACGATGTATCTGGACTGGTTGCCCGATTGTATCGAGATATTCAAGCGGCCGGTGCAATCGGTGACGAGCATCAAATACATCGATGCCGCTGGCGTATTCCAGACCGTTGACCCGGCTCTTTATTGGGTCGATTTAAATGCGCGGCCACCGCGGCTCGTGAGGGCTCAGAATGCAAATTGGCCATATGTTCAGCCAAGGCCCTCGGCGGTGGCCGTGGAATTCGTCGCCGGGTACGGCGACAAACGCGAAAACGTGCCGCCTCATTTGATCACTTATCTGCTGATCAAGACGGCCGACTATTACGAGCACAGAGAATCCTTTTCAGAGTTAAAACTCCAGGGGCTCGACTTCGTGGAAGGGCTTATTTCAAACGAGAGGCTTTTTTCACTATGAGAAACGTGCGCGGGTGATTCTGACGACTAGCCGCGCTAGTCCAGCTATGATCCTGGGAGAATACCGTAAAACCGGGTTTTCAGGGGAGCAAAGGAACCATTCGTCAGAATCAATAAAATATGAATGCCGGCCGAAATAGGGAAGTAGTGACAGTCCAGAAGCGCACGCAGGAACAGGACGACTTCGGGCAACCGATCGATACTTGGGTCGATTTTCAGAAGCTGCGCGCCGACGTGGTCAAGCTATCAGGCCGGGAGTTGTTCGCTGCTCAAGCGGTCGGGGCCGATGTCACGACGCGAGTTAATACGCGCTATTGCCCAGGCATCGAGGCCGATCAGCGCATCCTTTTTCGGGACGAGGTGCTCGATATCGAGTCGGTGATACCGGATCGGTTGCGCACGACCTTGGAAATACTTTGCAAAGAGGTCGGCTGAAACAATGGAGAATGGAAAATTGATAATTGAGAATGTTCGGATTTGGATCATTTTCAATTATCCATTTTCAATTATCAATTTATGGAAATGAAGCTGGAGCTGAAGGGTTTGCAGGATATTAACCGAAAGCTGGAAGCACGCATTCGTCGTTTAGAGCAGTCAGTGCTCCGTAAAGCCCTACAGGCGTTCGCAGCGCCCATACAGGCGCACGGCGAGCGCCTAGCTAGGACAAACATATCGACCAGGATCAAAGTCGTCACCACGACCAAATTGCGCGGTTCGACGGGTACCGTGAAGGTCGGGCCGTCGACGGAAATATTCGATACTGACAGAAACGGGCGCTCGGTGACTATGGCGAATGTCGCCTATTGGTGGGAGTTCGGGTTCAAGCTGCTCGGGCCGCCGTATCGCTCGCAACGTGGCAGACCGGTGATCCAGCATTTTGGGGCCAGGCCATCGATGACGCCAGCCTTCGAATCCCAGAAGGGGCCCGGCATGGCGGCTTTCGAGACGGTCATTCGGGAGAATTTAGAGCAGGAAGTCGCATAGAATAATGGAAAATGGAAAATTGAGAATGGAAAATGTCCGGATTCCGATAATTATCAATTTTCAATTTTCAATTCTCAATTAGTGAATATGACCTTGGAAGAAGTCATCGTCAATCAATTGCGCGCCTACCCGCCGCTGACGGCTATCGTAGGAACGCGCATTTATCCAAGCACCTACCCGCAGAACGCGACCCTGCCGGTGGTTATTTATCAGCAGACCTCGCGCCTTCCGGAATACTCGCATGACGGAGCGTGCGGCGCCGAGGAATCGCGTTTTCAGATCTCGGCAGTCGCGCCGAGTTATTCCGTCGCCCGTCAAACGGCCGATG